AGAGTTATTTTACAGCCCAGATGCATATGATTGTTTATCATTTGAAAATGTGTGGGATGAAGGAGCTCAAGGAAGTAGATGTGGGTATTTTGTGCCTATATATCAAAACCTAGAAGGGTTTATTGACGAAGATGGTAATTCTAACGAACCTGCCGCTAGAAATTATGAACTAGAACAGAGAGAAAAGAAAAAACTAGCAGCAGATACAAAAACATATGATCAGTATATAGCAGAGCATCCTTGGAATCCAGGAGAGGCTACATTACAGGTTACAGCAAACTTATTTGATATATCCTCTTTACAGGAGCAGTATAATAAGATTAAATCAAAAAACTTAACTAGTAATGCCATACCAGGTAGGTTACATTACGGTAAAGAGAATGAAATAAAATTTACACCTCAATATGATCTAAAACCTTTATTTAAATTTCCACATAACAAAGCAGATAACAATGAGGGCTGTGTTACGATGTGGGAAGCTCCATATAAAGGTAAAGACGGAGTTGTGCCTCATAATTTATATATTATTGGGCATGACCCCTACGGACAGAATCAATCTGCGGATAGTTCATCTTTAGGATCTGCGTATGTATTAAAAAGAGTAAATAATCTAACACAACCTGATGATATTCTTGTAGCAAGTTATGTAGGTAGGCCTACAACACAAGATGAGTTTAATAGAAACCTATTTATGTTAGCAGACTTTTATAATGCTAAAATAGGATTTGAGAATGACAGGGGAGAAGTTATAGCGTATGCAAAACGACACAGAAAATTACACAGACTACAGCCTGAGTTTGAAATGTTAGATAAGAAAGAGTTGCAATCTAGAAGAGTTAGACGTACATATGGTATGCATATGACACAAGCTAGGAAGCAGCAAGGTGAGATATATATAAGAGATTGGTTAAATTCTCCAAGAGGGGTTGCGGATAATGGAAAAGAATCGTTAAATTTGCACAAGATCTATGACCCAGCACTGTTACAGGAATTAATTAAGTTTAACCACAAAGGTAACTTTGACCGAGTTATGTCTCTTATGATAGCAATGTATCATTCAAGAGAGTTATACAACGCAGAAGTTAAGAATATTTATGAGGACAGAACAACAGACTCATTTTTTGATAGACAATTTTTTTAAGATATGTATTCAGCAAATCACAGTATACCAAAACAAAAATTAGCAGACTCTAAGAAAACAGAGACCTGGAAAAAAGAATGTGTAGAAGCCTACATAGGACTTTCAAATACTAATGGATATGGTAACCGCAGAAGTAAACTGCAACAATTATATGACTATTATAATGGTCATGTAGAGGAAGAAGATTATAAGTACGTAACAAAGCCCTACGGCAAGAGTCGTAGTAACTTTCCTTCTAAGATACGTAACTATCCTATTATTAAACCCATCATAGATCTCTTACTTGGGGAAAAATCTAAGCGACCTCTTAACTATAGTGTTGTAGTTAAAAATGCGGATACCGTATCTACTAAAGAACAACAAAAGCAGGCTATGTTAATGCAGGTAATGCAGCAGAAGTTTATTAATAGACTTAATGAACAGGGCATGCAAACAGGTATGGCTAGTGAAGAAGTACAGATGCCTAAGCATGTAGCAGAGTTATTTGAAAAAAGTTATGTAGATGCTAGAGCTATATTAGGACAACAAGCTCTTAACTATATAATGCAAGAACAAGAAATGTATGACAAGTTTCAAAAAGCTTGGTTTCACTTCTTAGTATCAGGAGAATGTTATACACACAGAGGAGTAAGACATAATGAGCCTTTTTATGAGGTATTAAATCCTGTAGACATAGATTATGATAAAGATCCTGATTGTGAGTTTGTAGAAGACGGCGACTGGGCTTTAGTTAGAAAATTTTCACATGCATCTACAATTGTAGACATGTATAGAGAAGAACTTACAGATGGTCAGATTGATAGATTAGAAAGACCTGAGCAATTCTCTAATGATTCACATTTAAGTAGTGGGTACTCTCAACATAATGTAGAGCAGTACAGAAGTAGACTTATTGAAGTAAATATTGTTTACTGGAAGTCTATGAAAAGGATAGGGTTTTTAAGTTTTATAAATCCAGATACAGGACAAAAAGAAGAAGAGATTGTTCCTAGCAATTTTAAAATGCCAGAAGAATTAAAAGACCTAGAAGCAGAAATAAGCTTTGAATGGGTTACAGAAGTATGGCAAGGTACCAAAATTGCTGATGATATATTTGTAGAAATACAACCAGTAGAAAATCAAAGATTTACTCTTGATAATCCTTCTAATGGTAAATTACCTATTAATGGTAGAAAGTATTCAGAAACTAACTCTGAGAATATATCTTTAGTTGGTTTAGGTGTACCTTATCAAATTAACTACAACATTTATAAATACAGACTAGAAGTTGCAATAGCTAAGTCAAAAGATATTATTGCACAGTTTGATATTAACATGATTCCAAAGAAGTGGGACATGGATAAGTTTATGTACTATGTAGATGCTACAGGTATCGCATGGGTAGATTATAACAAAGAAGGCATGACAATGAATCCGCAGCATCAAGCTGTTATGGATATGTCTATAAAAACTATAGAGCAGTATGTTGTATTGCTAGAATCTATTATACAAGAATGGGAAAGAATCTCAGGAGTTAATAGACAAAGACAAGGTACTATAGGTACTTATGCTGGAAAGGGTACAAGTCAACAAGCTATTGTACAATCTTCTCATATTACAGAAGATTTATTTAGAAAGTTTAGTAGATTAGAGCAAAGAGATATACAAGCAGTATTAGATTACTCTAAAGATGCTTGGAATGGAAGTAAGAGCTCAATGTACTATATGCCTGACGGAACAGCTGAATTTTTTAGTATTGATGGTACAGATTACTCTGAATCTAATTATGGAATATTTGCTAGTAATGCAGGAGCTGATCTTGAGAAGAAAATGAAGGTAGAACAACTTGCACAAGCAATGATTCAAAATGGTACTCCTGCATCAGTAGTTGCAGAGGCTATGGATCAGGACAGTTTTACAGCTATAAAGGATAAAATTAAAGCAGCTGAAAAACAAAGTCAAGAATTAGAACAAGCTCAACAACAAGCTCAAATGGAGATGCAACAAAAACAATTGCAAGCACAGAACGAGCAGAAAGCAATGGAAATGGAAAACTCTGATAAAAACAGACAGACTCAAATTGAAGTTGCTCTTATTAATGCAGAAGCTAATCAAGAACTTAAGAGACAAGAGTTATTACTTAAAGCTCAAGAGTTATCTGACAAGAATGATAACATGGATGATAAGATTAGACTTGAAGAAAAGAGAATTGATACTACACTTAAGATAGCTAAGGAGAACAAAAAGAATGGGCCTAACAAATAGGGAAAAATTAGAAATAATATCTAGAGCTAAGAAGGATAACTATACTGGTAGCTACTTAGATCTATTTAACCAAGCTGCAGCTGAAGGTCGTCAAAAGATGCCTGAAGTTCGTAGAGCTGGTGGTTTTATTTATGATGTAAATAAACCTGATAAATCTACATACGTAGATGCTAGATCTGGTTATGGTTTTCCTACTACCTATGAACATGGTGGTCCACATACAGAATATCCCCCATATGACTCTCTTACAGATTTTCAAAAACAAAATATAACTCGAGATGAGTATGCATATACTACAGGAGAGTTTGAAATTGATGAGAGAGAGTTTATACCTGGACCTGGAGGTACATTGGACTCTTTAGCTATGAATTATTTATCATATGACACTAAGCGTAAGATGACTCCAAGTCCTCATGTATATGATCATACAGATACATATGGAGGATGGATGGGACCAGAGAGATCACAGAATATGGTAAATAAACTCAATGATAACACTCAAGGAGATTCTTATCGTGTACAAATGCAATTAGATGAAGATGGTAATACAATACTAGGTAGTGAATATATAGTACAAACACATAAGGGAGGAAAGGATATATTTTATAGGGGCATGCGTCCTGATGAGTTGCGAGGCTCGCTTGGTCGATTAAATCAAGGGTACCAAGGTATAATGCCTCATGGTAGGGAAGGTCTAGGAGTTAATCATCCTAGACTTATTCGTTATAATAATATGTTGGCAGAAACTACTGATCCTACAGAAAGAGCAAATATACAAGCGAAAATAGATAGACATAATGAAAATGAAGCATTATTAGCTCAACAAACAGAAATAAGTCTTGGAGAAACACCAGATGTATTATCTAATGATCCTAACAAGGAACAGTTTAATAACATCACTAGAGTAATTGGTCCTGATCCTAATAATCCTAATGTTCACATTATTAAAAATGAACCTTCTCACTCAAGGGGTACAAAAATACCTCAATACCAAAGGCCTGTAGGTAGAAGTATTCCAAATAAACCTGTTGCTGTACCGCCAAGAATTGAGCCAAGAGCTACAGGACCTATACCAACTAATTTTGTAGAGCCTGATGTTCAAAAAATTCCTGTGCCTGAGTTTCCTAATACAGGACCTAATAAAGCAGACTTGTTTTTTGAAGGTTTAGAAAATGCTAACACTTTTAAGAATAGGCCTGATAAGATGAGTGATAGGTCAGCTAGAAATGTTAGAGGTAAAGACGAAGTTTCAACAGAGTATATATTTTCTGATGACAATCCGTACGCTCCTCAGAAAGGAGAATATTTTATGTCTGAAGCTAATTCTAGAGGTAAAAGAAAATATGATGGAGATCTTAACGCTGCTAGAAAGTGGGAAAGAGAAAACGGTTTAGGTATTCAGTCAGATTTAAAAGGATATGACGTAGGACCTGATATACAAAAACATGGTGGATTTTCTAGAATGTTTAAGCAAGATTTTAGTAAGTATATAAATAAAAAAGAAGACGGTGGTTTAGGTCCAGTTTTAAATCCTAACGCTACTGTTCAATCACAGACAACTGGAACATCGGCTGAAATAGCTGAAGAGCAGCTCGAAGCTAATCAAGGTCCTCTGATTGGCAATACTCCTCAATATCAAATAGATTATGGTGAGGGAATTTCTCAAGAAGACTTTGAAACAGCAGTGAGCTTCCTTCCAATCGCAGGAGAAGTAATAGACGCAAAAAATACGTTAGTAGATCTTCATAAAGGAGATTATGGTGGTGCAGCTTTAAATGCAGCAGGATTTGTATTACCATTTGTACCAGGAGCAGCTTTTAAAAGTCTGTTTAAAAAGTTTTCTGAAAATAAAATTAAATCTAAACCTAAATTTAAGTCTGATATAGATTGGGCTGCTTGGAATAAAGAAATACCTAGCAACACTGCTC